AGACCTCGTTGTTGACCCTGATGTCCCGTCCGAGCTGCCTGTCGAAGCTTATAGCTGGAGGAGCGCTCTAAAGACATTACGCAGACGACAGAAGGAGAAGGCAGAGAGAGTAATATCTTCAAGATACCCCAACGGTGAAAGACCGTGGGAGACCGACGGACCCGTCGGAGATATGTCTGACGCCGATCTCAAAGAGTGGACTCAATTGGCTTTGTCTCACGGGCACGACTTTGACGTTGCCACTTCCGACGATTACACTCTTCGTGTTACACCAATACTCACTGATATAAGAATAGACAAAGTTGGCGGTGCAAAGTCGGTAAGGGCTAATGGTGACTTCAGAGTCACTCTGCTGAAGAAGAACCCAGACGGAACAGAGACTCTACTTGCCGTAAGAGATGTCAATCCAGATGACTCGCGGACATACAGGAGACTAATCAAGTTTGATGCAAAGACTGGAAACGTAAAGAGCGTAGAGAACCAGTTCCTATTCTTGTCCAATCCAAAGATAACAGAAGCAGATTTACTGGCTACCGTAGACGAGGCCAATCTAGAAGACGCCATGCGTGCTTTCTCCACATTCTCAAAGGATGGAAATGCTGTCGGTATTCAGGGATACGATATTGCTGATCAGCTCAACTCACATGCCTTTACCTTCTACGCAGCGTCATCCAAGAGCGCTGTTGTTGAAGTCTATCCGGGAATTGACGGTCACTCAGTGTGGGGTCGTCGTGGATTCCGGCAGGATCCAACTTATGATCCCGATACGCTCGTTCAACTGAACGACAAAATGGCCAAGCTGGTTCAGGCATACGACAGAGATGACGGAAGTCCTGAAAGCATCATAGCGAAGGCGCTAATCAAAGACGATGTTCGCCACGCTAGGTTGGAAAGGATGGTACAGCCAAGCCTTAATGGAGAGTCAGCAGAAATGATGCCCGGACACGGAGATTTCATGCTCGCTCTTGATGGTCCCAATGGGGAAAAGAATTCCGTGGCCTTTGGGTACTTTATGGGTGACCGCATAGACTCTGACTCAAGCGGTAGACTCAACATATCTCCTTACGAGGTAACCCCAGAGCGCCGTCAGCAAATAATAGACGAGGTTGGTCAGGAAGCATTTGATGTGCTCACAGCAAAGGGCAGCGGAGCAGAGCAATACCTGCCCGTGGACGTTCGCCTAAGTTATGCCACGGCACCGGTTGCTCACTATGATCCGTCAGGAATGAGACTTTCATCAAACCCAACAGACAAACTTCTCAAGGTAGATAGGGCACCAGACGGATCGATGAACCCAGTTGCAGAAATACGTTCAGCGCTTACACCAAATGGTGAAAGCTTTGTAAGAGTAGAGAATACATCAAATCTATCGCTAGATGATTCAGTTCGCCTCATGCGTCAAGGTGCACCACTGTCCGAGATACCAGATGAACACATTGGCGCAGCAATAATGGATGACATCGGTCGTGGCGATGAGTCTCGCTTTACCCCCAAGCTTCTCCCCGGAAACGCAAGCTCAAATGAAGTAATTGTTCTTGAAGACAAGCTTACCGGCCACAGATACGGCATAAAGGCCTATTACGATAACGCAATGGGAGTAGGTGAAGTTCACTCAGAGGTTGCTGGATATCAGCTTGGTGAAGTTTTTGGATTTGATGCGCCTGCGCTTAGACTCATCCAGCCCAACAGATCAACGTCAAGCGACAATGAAACACCGGCTGTGCTAATTCAATTTGCACAAAGTTTCTACTCAGATGCCGAAGGAATGAGCAATACAGTTCCATACGCCGACAATATGAAGCAGATGAGAGACACAACCAGTGCCTTTACTGTAATTCAAATGTTGGGACTAGATGTCATTTCTGCAAATCCAGACAGAAACCCCGGAAACATTATGCTTATAGGTCAAGACGTTTATCCAATTGACCACGGTCTCGCATTCAGCCAGCCAGAAATTTCAAGATCGATAAATCTGGGAGTTCCCCTCCCCGAAGAAACAGTCATCGCAAACATGACAGATGATGAACTAATAACAACATTTGCCTACAAGTTTGCAAATCACGGAGATGCTCGGTTTGCTAACCCATACGGAACAGTGTTCAAAAAGTCTACCCCTGAAGAAATTTCAGCTGGTCTTGACAGATTGATAAACACTCTCAGAAATAACAACAGAGATGATGTCAGAGAAACCATACAAGACATGGCAGAGGAGTTGGAGGCTACCGGAAAGTTTCCAGAACAGGCTGCTGCTAGAAGAATGTTGGAATCTCTAGAGATGCTTGATAGACTTTCAGAGATAGACGATGATTCAGCGACTAAACTGAAAGATCTCCTGTTAAAGGCTGTTGACTACTCGTCAAATACGAAACTTAGGTAAAGGAAAGACAATGTATTACATCTACAACGACAGAGTGGCAATAAAGTCAGAGCCGGGAAGGCCTGCTGTCTTTACGTACCTAAAGCCGAACGAAGCCGATGCCACGTTCCTCATGTACCTAGCCAGAAGAAATATGTCATCTATTATTCAGAGGCCTTCAGCGTCCCCAACAGAAATAAAGAAGATGAGAGATCCTATCGACAAAGAGGTGCTGCGTATGCAGGCTGGATACTCCCCAACGCAGGCAGAGCTTGAGTCTATGCCCATTACCACCATTGCTGCGGTATTTGGACAAAACCACAAGCAGCACAAGGTGGACGAGAAGAAATACAAGGACTTTGTGGACGCTGTTGACACCTACAACACCAAGCAGAGGCTCAGGCAGACCCAGTTCTCCTCAATGTCCAAAGAAGATGTGGTCACGTTTATTTTGACATTCCCCATGAACAGAGAAAAACTTGACGCACTTATGCATTCGATTGCTAAGCTTTGGGGCAAGTCACTAACCAGCAGTGGCGACTATGCTGTTGATACGTTTGACGATCAGTTTTTATTCTCTGCTTTTTCCATACTAAAGGGCTTTGAAGAATCTGGAGACCCCTCCACAATTGATAAACTAATAGAGTTGACCGATTCGTAAAGGAATAGATATGGCCAAGGATCCACTAGCTGAACAAACTGTACCGACGGAGAAGATGGCTAAGCAGCTTTCTCGTATTCTCGGTTGTTCTGGTGCCCACAAGAAAGAGAACGGATGGGGGCCGTGCGAGTCAGATGATGATTTACGCCGTCTAATCAGAATGGGAAATCCAGCATTTAGAGAGTGGAAGAAGCGCCAAGAAGAGAAGAAGCGCAAGGTCAAGGGGCTTGAGTATAAGTCCGATAAGCCAAAGGACAGCTTCAACAGCAGAAAAGAAGCAGAGACGCAGGGAAAGCGGCTTGGTTGCAATGGGGCACACATGGTACGTCAGGGCGTCTGGGCGCCGTGCAACACACCAGAAGAGTACAACGCCGCAAAGGCCCATGCCAATGTTGGTGGTTCTCAAGCACTAAGACGATCAGAGTCTAACAGAAAGCGGTTCGCTAAGGACAAGGACTGGGAGAAGCTTAGAGAGCGTGGTGTTCGTGGCATTGAGACTATTGACGGCGGTGGTCTGGTTTCAGCAAAGTCCGCTAATGCTTCAGATAGCTTTACGCCCACGAAGGGCATGATTGCTGATGCCAAGCGTGGACTAGACTGGCGCAAGGAGTTTGGCCGTGGCGGAACCGCTGTGGGAATAGCCCGTGCTAGAGATATTGTCAATGGAAGGCAGCTACCGTACAAGACCGTCAAGCGAATGAAAGCTTTCTTTGATCGCCACCAGAGCGACTCAAAGGCGTCGGGCTTTAGAAAGGGCGAGGCTGGCTACCCAAGCAACGGGAGAATTGCTCATGCCCTGTGGGGCGGTGACGCCGGATATACTTGGGCCAAAGATATCGTAGAGAGAGTAGAGGGCGCAAAGAAGGAAGCGTTTGTCGAAATTGAGATAAAGAAAGATCTGGGTCCAAAGACTCCCGCTAAGCCCTCAGAGCGAATTAGCGGATCTTCCACAAATAAGCCGGGATCAGCTTCTGGCTCAAAAAACAAGATAAAGCTAAGCCCGGCTATTGAGGCTTCTCTTGCCGAAAAAGTCAAAAAGCACAATAAGCGGATGAAGAAGAGAAACAAGCCAAACTTAATGGTTTCCACACCCACGCTCAAGGCAGTGTGGCGTCGTGGCGCTGGCGCATTCTCTCAAACGCACCGACCCAACATGGGTAGGCAACAGTGGGCCATGGGCAGAGTCAACGCTTTCCTACACTTGGTTTCTTCTGGCACGCCAAAGAATCCCAAGTACACAACTGACAACGACTTACTCCCTTCAGGCCACAAGCGAAGCTCAAAGAAGAAGGGGTGATCGTGGAAAGCGTGCCGCCAATTGCGCAAGTGGTGTGGATAGACTCTTTCTCAATGGAGGACGATTGGACAGAGACTGGAGTAGATATACCAGCTCGGTTAATCAATAGTTCTGGGTACGTTGTAAGTGAAGACGAAGACTACATTGTCTTAGCGGCATCTTACGATCCATATAGCGGATGCTTCTCTAACGCAATCGCAGTTCTAAAACGGTGCATTCTGGCTAAGCACGAAATAACTGGGTAGTATTACTCGGTATATACACAGGTGTAAAAATTTCTGAGTTTAATGAAATAATACCCTGTAGTTCATGTCATTTGCTTTACATTGTTGTTAGTATAGATATCGACTGGTGGCGATCCCAATTTTAAGTCGCCTGTCATTACAGCATATGTTCAACAACTTAAGGAGAAGCAAAACATGAGCTTTGATGAGGGTCGACTTAACGAGCTCCAAGGTGCTCTAAAGGCCAAGATGGCCGAGCAGCAGGAGATCGCTGATTCGATTAAGATGGATGGCAGCACTCTCGTTGCCGAAGATGGTCAGAAGGCTGCTTTCCAAGCCAACATGACCGAGATCAAGGAGCTCAAGGGGCTCATTGACGACATGAAGTCACTCCGTGACATTTCAGCATGGTCCTCAGAGGCCGAGTACAAGTCAGTCGCCGCCGAGGTTGCTGCTGGTGTTGAGCGCGAAGTTGCTCGGGCCGGTTCAATCGGTGAGGCTTTCCTCAACTCAGCTGAGTTCAAGTCACTTCAGGGTGGCCGTGCGGGCGCAACAATGCAATCGCCATTCGTCACAAAGTCACTTGAGCAGAAGGACGTATACTCAGGCCTCCCCACCGGCACCCCCGGTGAGTTCGGTCGGATTGAGCGTGACGGCATTGTCCCACTCGCTCAGCGTCGTAGCCGTGTTCGCGACCTGTTCCCAGCTCGCACCACCACTGCTGCTGTCATTGAGTACTTCCGTCAGACCGGCTTCGTCTCAGGCGGCGGCTGGAGCGGCAACAACGCTTCAGTAGTCCCAGAGTACTCAGGTGGTCAGTTCGGCGCCAAGCCACAGTCAACGATGACCTTCGTTGGTGAGCAGGCCCCCGTCCGCACCATTGCGCACTGGGAAGCCGCCCACCGGAACGTCCTCGCTGACGAGCCACAGCTCCGTTCGATCATCGACAACGAGCTTCTTTACGGCCTCCGCCTTCAGGAGGACGCTCAGATCCTTTCAGGTACTGGCACTGGTGAGGACCTCAACGGTATCCTCAACACCTCAGGCATCCAGACCTACTCATGGTCATCAGGTTCAACATCACCTGTTGCCGACACAAAGGCTGACGCCCTTCGCCGCGCTGCTACGCTTGCGTACCTCGCCTACTACGAGCCAACCGGCATCATTGTCCACCCATCAGACTGGGAAGACATTGAGCTCACCAAGAACTCGCAGGGTACATACCTCCTTGCGATGTCGGTAGCTTCAGGCGCTGACGCCCGCGTCTGGCGGATCCCCGTCATCGACACCCCCGCCATCGCTGAGGGTACCGCCCTCATCGGTGCGTTCGGTACCGGTGCCCAGCTCTATGACCGCGAGTCAGCTTCGATCCGCGTCTCAGAGCAGCATTCAGACTTCTTCGTCCGCAACGCCATCGTTGTTCTGGCCGAAGAGCGTCTCGCTCTCGCCGTCAAGCGGCCTGAGTCATTCGTCAAGGTCACCTTCGACGCCGCTCCTTCCTGATAGAGCAGCGTCGTCTGAACTAGACGACAACTAGGCGAGTGCCCCCGGCTAAGGCCGGGGGCACTTACCGTTTTACGCTATGATAAAGTATGGACAATCTGGAGAAGCAGTTCAATTCCATAGTTTCAACCATAGACGTAGAAGATTTCTCTCTGTTGATAGACATTGAAGAGAAGACATCGCAGGGCCTACTTTACCTAATTCGATACTTGACAAGCTGCGGTGGAAACATATCAAGCATTGATCTTGATCTCATACTTGCCCTACAGTCAATATTAAACAACTCCGACTTTGATTACACTTTCGAGGAAGCAGAGCGCGTCCTAGCCGTGGGGAGCGAAATGTTCCTGCTAACCGTCGTCAGCGATCAGCAAACTGTCGAACAGGTTGAGCTTGGTTCTCACTCTCCAGCACTGGCGTTGTTATATGATGACTACGATCTTACGCTGAGCTCAAGCATAACCCTCAGCAATATGAACGACGCCAACTATATCAACAATGAGACGCTACCATCTCTTTCGCTGTATGGTCACTGGGAAGACTATGCTGTGGCCGTCGTGCGTGGCATATTGGCTACAGGCACGACGGAGCGACGAACAGATGAACTCCATGCATACGTATCTCACTCTGAGCCACGTTTCACACCGGATATCGCCTTCATGGACTTGCTAGATATACTCGGGCAGACTAAACTACTCACTACGACAGTTAGCAGCAAAGGGATTTCATACGTCAGACTAAAGGTACCAGCGGCAGGATTTTTTCTAGTCTTTTCTGGCAACCACGACGAAGCTTACAGGCTTTCTGAAATCACGAGTTGATTTCCGGAGTGTACTCAGGTATACTCAAGTCACACGAAATAATTGTGATCTCAAGAAGACTTAACAACTTTATAGTTGTGGTCTTCCATAGAATACGTAAATCCCCAATAAACCAGCGGACACGCTTCGCCGCTTAGACGCAAGGAGAAGAAAGCAAATGGAAAACATGCCACGAATCAGTGACGAGACGGCTGCCTCATACGCAGATAAGATGCCCCCGTGGGGCTTCAACGGCCTAGGGTACGTTACGTACAAGCGCACTTACGCTCGTCCATTTTTCGATGACAACGACAATGTAATCCGAACCGAGGAGTGGCACGAGACGGTCCAGCGGGTCGTCAATGGCGCTCAGGACATTGGTGCCGATCTTTCCGAAGAAGAGGCCCACCGTCTATATGATTACATCTTCAACCTCAAGGGCAATGTCGCTGGTCGAATGTTGTGGCAGTTAGGCACTCCTAACAACAAGCGTCTTGGCGGCGACAGCCTCGTAAACTGCTGGTTTGTTGACATTAATCAGCCATCAGATTTCTCTTGGGCCGTTGAGCGACTCATGCTTGGTGGCGGCGTTGGCTTCTCATGTGACAAGCCAGAGCGTCTTGGCGTAGTCCGACCAGCTTGGGTTGAGCACATCGACGCAGACGACTCAGACTACATAGTCCCAGACAAGCGCGAGGGCTGGGGTGAACTCATCAGACGAGTTTTTGAGTGCTACCTTGGCGATGACAATAAGTCAAACGTCATGCGCTACGCCACGCATCTGGTCCGGAAGGCTGGGACCCCAATCAAGACATTTGGTGGTACTGCCTCCGGCCCAGAGATTCTCATTGAGGGTGTCGAAAAGATCTGTAAGGTTCTTGACGGTGCCGTTGGTCGCGAGATGACTTCAGTTGAGGTTCTTGACTGCATGAACATCATTGGCTCCATTGTGGTTGCTGGTAATGTTCGCAGAAGCGCCGAGATTGCGGTCGGTTCCATCGATGACGAGGGCTACCTCATGGCTAAGCGCTGGGACTTGGGCAACATCCCAATTGAGCGTGCCATGTCGAACAATACGGTATTTGTCAACGCCGAGCAGATGAAGAACATGCCAGAAATGGTGTGGGAGGGGTACAAAGGCAACGGAGAGCCATACGGTTTCTTCAACCTTGAGGCATCCCGTGAGTTTGGTCGCACCGGCGAGCATCGCCCAGACCCAACAATCGTTGGAGTAAATCCGTGCGCTGAGATTCCCTTGGCGCACCGAGAGTCCTGCAACCTTTCTGAGGTATATCTGCCGATGATTGAGTCCAAGGAAGAGCTGATCGACGTTGTTCAGCTTCTCTACAAGGTTCAGAAGGCTGTAGCAGCCCTCTCATACCTAGACCCAACATCTGACAAGATTACTTCAGCAAACATGAGGCTGGGTCTTGGTGTTACCGGAGTTGCGCAGGCAATGGACAAGGTTGATTGGCTTGACGAGGCTTACGTAGAGCTTCGCAAGCTTGACGCCGAGTGGTCCGAGAAGCACAACTGGCCAGAGTCAGTTCGTCTCACGACGATCAAGCCCTCGGGCACACTCAGCCTGCTCCCCGGCGTAACGCCCGGCGTTCACCCCGGTTTCAGCCAGTACTTCGTAAAGCGGATGAGAATGTCCGCTCACGATGTTCTTGTTGATTACTGCAAGGGCAAGGGCTATCACGTGGAGCCGCTCCGCAACTTCGACGGTTCAGAAGATCACAGGACCGTGGTTGTTGAGTTCCCATGTGCATTCCCAGAGGGTACCATTCTTGCTGAGGATATGTCTGCCATTGAGCAGATGGACCTCGTTCGCAAGCTCCAGAAGGTATGGGCAGACAACTCCATTTCGGTTACTGTCTACTACCGTATGGAAGAGCTTGAGGATATCAAGGCGTACCTTGCCGAGCATTGGGCAGAGATGAAGTCAGTAAGCTTCCTGCTACACAGCGAGCACGGCTTCGATCAGGCCCCAATGGGTGAGATATCAGAGGAAGAGTACGAGGACATGCTCTCAAAGACCCAGCGTCTGGGAGAGCGTCTGAGTGGCTCAACCCTCATGAGCGACGACGATTTCGATGCTGAGTGCGTGACTGGGGCCTGCCCAATCAGGTAAGCATTATAGCACAACAAGTTTCGCTGCGTCGCAAACTTAGGGGTTAAGGTATTACTTGTACCGGCAGGACTAACCCCGAAGGAGGAAGATTGTAGGTATCGGCCAAAGGGCCGGTGGCTGATAAAACAATCAGGTATCTGGGTGGGGTCCGGGAGTGCCGGGCCCCACTCAATTTTTACAGAATCCTTGTATACTAAGATATGCCGAGCCTAAGCGAACTCCATCATAGGAAAGTATTCGTTGATCTAAGGCACTTGGCTGACTTTGTAAAAGTAGCTGGAATTTCATCTGTATTTCCCAAAGAGCCAGATGGTAAGGTCTCTCTAGCCTTCGCTCTAGCCATGCTCTGCGGCGCAAAGCAGAGTGATGCTTCTGACGATTTCCAAGATCTTCTTGAAGCCGTGCCCGGTCCATATGTACCTAGATTTATATTGTGCTGGGACGCTATTGAGCTTGAGGTACAGCAAGATATAGTCGAATGGTCAAGAAGCGTAAGCGAGACTGAAGTGGTTGACAAACTTCGATCTATGTCAGCCGAGATAGAGCATTCGCAAATATTATAAGATCGGCTTGACGGGAATTCTACGCCCGACTAGAATAGTAGAATGAAGCACGAGGCAAGATGGAATACCCACTACGCCCTGCTGAAACAGTACCAAAAAAGGTACGGGGATGCATTGGTTCCAACAAACCATGTTGAGTTTCTTGACGATGGGTCAGAGGTAAACTTGGGAAGTTGGGTAAGCTACATGCGGACACGGTATAGAGAAAATAAGTTGCTATCAGATCGGGTGTTACTTCTAGAGCAAGTTCCGACATGGAGCTGGGGTCCGGTTAGGCCCGGACCAAAGTCCAGAGATCGACTATCTGAAAGAAATGCTCAAATTCTCCAAGACAGGCAAAGTGGTAAATCTTTATCTCTTATAGCAAAAGAGTACGGAGTAAGTAGGCAAAGAATTCATCAAATACTAAAGGATCTATCGTAATGTCAAAAAACACAGAATGGGAAAATCTTATTAACAAAATGACAAATCCACAGACATCTAGCAAGACACAAAATTCAATTTCAGTTATAAACGCCGTATTCACGCTGGCGCTGTTCAACGGCTTAACTGCCCTTATGCTTATGCTTGGCAACATGATAGCCGTTAATGCTTGGCCTGAGTTTGATGCAATTTCCCCCGGAATTGGATACCGAGATGCATACCTAATCTCACTTGTTATCTGGGGATGGTCAATCCTGAGAGCGGCGATATTCGGTGCAATTGGCGCCACCATGATGAGCAGGTCAAACCGATGAAGCTGATGCCAGCACTATACTGGGAAGATTACGCCGCAGATCAAGTTGACAGAATCTTCTCGTATAACGTAAATTCAGATTTGTCCTCATTGGAGATGATGAGAAACCTTATGGACGAGATCATATCCAATTTCTTTATCTCGGGCCAAGAAATGACCGATCAGGAATACTGGCTGAAGATGGCAGCAATGTCAGCATCCGTAAATATGGTGAAATTGAGCTCCAACGAGGTTACCACAATTCTGATCAAGAAGCAGAGGGACTACGGTCCTGAGAACATTGCAAGATTTGGCCTCACCGGGATCATAATCCGGATGCACGACAAGATCGCACGTCTTGAGAATCTCATCAGTTCAGGCCAGCGAGCAAACAACGAGTCAGTTCAGGATACCTTTATTGATATTATCGGGTATTCGGCAATTGCGCTAATGTGGATGAATAATCAGTTCTTGACGCCGCTCAGAGAAGCCTGATAGTAATCCCCAACAAACCTCAAAATGCGGTATTCTATATAAGAACACTATTCGCAAACAGGAGACGAAATGGTAGTACCAGTTGACATTGAAGACAGAGAACGTCCAGCAGACGAGGACGAGGGTGGCAACAGGGTTTCCCGTGCAGCCAGAAGGGCTGGCAGGGCTGTTGGCCGAGCTGTGAACCGCTTGCGTCGTCGCCGTAACCGTCGTTAATAATCACTAATTCAGCATCTCTTGTAAGGAAATACTATGGCTATTGTTACTGTTTCTGAAGTCGAAACGTACATGGATATATCGTTTTCCAACAAGCAGGAAGATGCTGCTCAAATCATAATTGACGGCCTTCAGTCAGAGCTTGAAGCATACCTCAACAGGCCCGTAACCCAAGGAACATACACAGAAACGTACAGAGTTCCAGAGGTCGGCAGGGGATATTCCGACACTAACTACTATTACAACTACGCTACAGATAGCGTTACAAATGTATCAAGTCCGGGTGTCATTTACGTTCCCACGTTTACGCTGTATCTTCAGCACAGTCCGGTAGTCTCTATTTCGTCACTGACTGTAACGGCTTCTACCCCAAATGCCACCCCAATTGTGCAGAATGTAGAGCGAGACTACATTCCCAGAACGTATGGAGTAGACATGTACAACGCCTACGCCAACGATCAAATTGACATAACGTACACTGCTGGACTTGATGGAGAAAACATCAAGGTCTTCAAACTACTTATCCTGCGTGCCGCAGCCAGAGAAATGCAGAACATGTACGATGATACAGTTGGTCTCAAAGACTTAACCACTCGCAACATTGCTCCACTAGAGACCGGATTTACCGACAGAGAGCTTGCAAGCGTGCGCCGACACCGCAGAGTGAGGGTGTCGTGATATGCCCTTACGCATAACAATTAATGTAGATGCAGATAAACCAAAACGCCGTTTGTCGGGTATGGCTCGCCGTATGACAAATTTCAAGCCTGTATTTCGATGGGCGTTCAAGGAGCTTCAGCTTGCCCACAGGTTAAACTTCCAAAGCAGGGGCGCTGTTAGTGGTCGGGTGTGGGCACCTCTAGACCCTGAGTATGCCGCATGGAAGCTTGAGAATTATGGCGCCAACGGTATACTTGTCCGCACTGGAGAATTACAGCGAAGCTTGACTTTCGACAACGCTCGTGGAGCGGTCAGAGAGATCAGAAGAACTAAGGCACGCTTTGGTACAAGCATTCCATATGCAAGGTTCCATCAAACCGGGACACGCAATATGCCTGAGCGCCCACCCATCGTAAACCCAGAGGTTCTTCAGTCTCGCCTAGCGGACAGAATGGCAACGTACATTGTAGAAGGCAGAGGCGTAAATAGAGCCACTGGGGCGTTCAGAAGGAGAAGTTTCTAATGCAAATGTCAGGCGCAAGACTAGCCAAGAGCTACGTGTCGAACTATCTAGCAAACGACATGCCCAGCAGGATATTGGGCTACAGGAACGCATGGAATCTCAGCAGCACACAGCTGCCTGACCCTGTTCGTTACCTTTCATACGAGCCATTTGCGCTAGACAAGTGGCCAACCATAATCACTCTGGTCATGTCGACAACAGGAATGGAGAGGTCTGACTACACTTACTCTGCGGACCCGGTTTACCGAGTGAGTTATGAAATGAGAACATACGTATGGGTCAGAGCAAGCGGTGCAGATGTTGTCACCGACCAACGAGACAACCTGACAATGATTGTTCGTGAGTCACTAATGGACGGCCCGTCACTTTCAAGCTACGACAGTACAGTCCCATGCTCGCCCAAGATCGATGAATCAACAATACAGGAAGAGTTCTCAGACCTCACCCTAATCAAGGGAGAGCGTTTGCTCGCTGGCGCATATGTTAGCTATGATTTATCGCTAGAGGAGACAATTATCAGAGAACCCTCCGGAATAATGCTTTCCAAGGAAGCTACGGTAGAAAAACTACCCATTACCCCGAACGCCCCAACTCGCGTTTCTGCGGTTGCTGGAGACACTCAGGTAACTCTTGGCTGGAAAGAGTCAACATGGAATGGTGGAATATACGAAGTGTCTGGTTATCAGGTGCAGCAGAGTGAAGATGGTGGATCTACTTGGACCACCACGATTGCCGACACTGGCTCCGTAAATCCGACCTACACCGTTACAGGCCTCACAAATGGGGAAACTTACAGATTCCGAGTTGCTGGTGTAAACAATGCTGGAGTAGGGGCCTTCTCAAGCTCCTCGCTACCTGCCACACCTAGCGACTAATATATAGATATGGCTACAGCAACAAGATGGGGAGGGTTCAGACCGGATCCGTATAACCCCGACGCAGTTGACGCAGACAATGACGGCATTGTTCAGGAAGGTACCCTCTTTGAGAGGCCAGTCGGCACACGTTTCATAAATCTTGACGGCACCGAGCTGTCAGAAATGATATCTGGCACAAACCTTACCGACATTAGCGGCTTGCAGATTGTAGACCGTGACGGAAAGAGGGTAGACTACCGTCCTTCGTGGAGTCAGGGCGTGCTATCAATCGGGCAGCGATTTGGCTCACTTGAGGATCGGGGACTTCTCTCAGTGGGCCAGTTGACTGGCGTTGTTGCCCCACCCAAGAAAGCAAAAAAGATAGATGTTCCTGTATCTGAAATTGCGCAAACATTTAGCGATAGCGAGCTTGCTGAGCTTAGATCACTTTATCCCGAAATCTTTGACAGCGATGGGAATTTAATTCGCCCATTCAACCCAATGGAGAGGGTCTACGGTTTCGAGGGAGAGGCCAAAGAGCTGATACGTGGAGCAAAGTCGTGGAAAGACGTTAGAGAAGCACTCAAGGGTAAGACCATCATAGCTTATGACTATGAGACAACCGGGTTTGTAAGCGAGGGTGGTCGTGCTGTTCAAATCGGTGCAGTAAAGATAGTGGATGGCGAAGTTGTAGATAGGATAAATATCTACATGGACCCGGGCATTCCCCATTCCAAGTGGAGTGATTTCTCTAGAGATAATCTCAAGAACGCTGATGGTGAGTTGATTACCCCAGAAATGGTAGCCGGTTGGCCATCCACCAAAGAGGGCCATGAGCGCTTTGTTGAATGGATTGGCGGCGGTGAGTTCTACACCATGGGACACAACGCCTTTACATTCGATGATCGCCTACAAGAGATTGAGTTGAACGCCGCAGGAATTGAGGGATTTAATCCAGCCGGAAAGCTAGACACCCTGTCTATTTCAAGAGATCTAATCGACACAAAGGCAGAGGGGGCAATATCGAAGCGACATACGTTGGGCGCTCTGGCTGAGGCTTTTGGTATTGAGCTGGGAGACAAGGCACACACAGCAGACGCTGACTCAGAAGCCACTGGCAAGCTCCTATACGCATTACTGGATTACGCCGAAGAGCAAGACCTTCCCGTTGACCTTATTGAGCCAAACAAGAACGAGCCACGGTATGAAGAAATGCGGCAAAAGTATGAGGCTGATAAGGCAAGATATGACGAGCTGATGCGCATCCACGACACTGTAAAGAAAAGCATAGACGACCGAAAGCGGATACAGAGAGAAGCAAGTCGTACCGGAGTAGACCCAAGACCGGCTTCACCACAGATGGTGGAGGAAACTGAAGATATTATTGGCCCTGACAAGATGCGACCAATCAGACGCTCGGTTGACGAAGTTATGACCGGCGTAGATGATGGAAGTGTTTCTGTGTCTACCCAAACGGACAAGAAGACAGTTACAGTAAATAGCCACGGAACCGATGTAGAAGTTCCTTTGTACATTGACGATGACGGAAACGTGGCTGAACTCAGCGAGCAGGGAGAAGAGCTCCTGACCAACTTGTCTAGCGTTGGTAGATCGATACGAACTAGGGCTCAGCGCTTATGGATGGGGACGCAGGAGGGCAAAGATGCTCTTCGTCTACAGGACGCACTCAACAGCGAAGAGAGAAGAAGAAGCGCTGCATTGTCTGATCTTCTGCAAAGAGAAGACAGAATGACGCTAGACTTCGCATCTCGTCTTTTTGGTAGAGACATTCTAGATATAGACGACCTAGATGACTCAGAGCGTGACATGCTTATTTCTGCGCTGAATACGGATGTTGGCTTTGACTCACAGGGCAGAAGGCTTCGTGTTGAAATACGTGAAGCAACAGAAGCGTATAACGACATAATGGAGCAGAAGTATGTAAACCTAATGCGCATAAGAGCATTGCAGAAAAAGGCCATAGTTCAGACTCTATACGGAAGACCCAACAGAGATGACGGGTACGTACGCCGAGGTAGAGAAGACCTAGAAATTCCAGCGACTTACAGAATATACCTACCCAAGTCCGTTCCGCCGGAGGAGAGAGAAGCAGTCAAGCTCAGGTCGCAAGCAGCAGTAGAGGACTCAATAAAGTACACGATGACCCTCTTGCCCGAGACATGGCAACAAAGACTAATTGATGAGATAGGGATTTCTGGCAAAAATCTACAGGTTCAGATATTTTCGCCAGATTCACCGAGCCTTCAGGGTGCCACCGGACTCTTTTACAAGAAGCCCGATGGCACATACGTAATTGCAGTCTCGTCCGAAATAGCGGACCCACAGAATCCTGTACAAAGAAGAGCGCTACGTCGTGTAGTTGGTCATGAAATCATGCACAGCATGGAAGACGCAATACCCGAACTTGCTGTTGTGCGAGATGCCTTGTTTAGCAAGCGGGCGAGAGACGCTGGCCCTGACGGGCTAAAAGAGCACGATAATACCGCACTAATGCTTGACGACGACTTCTCAGACCCATACAGTGGAGTAATTTATGGTGGAGATGATATTCACTCAGAAATATTTACTACTGGATTTGAACGGATATTTCTACCCGCAGAATCGCAGCTAGATGTACCCGCTCCCGACCAAGAGCACAGTGACGTTGTTCTTGGCGTTCTTGCATCTATAGCAGGCAAAGACCGACCGGGCGCACTGAACGACAGAAGGCGGGCAAATCTAAACGCCCCCAAGACGCCGGGAGATCGACCAAGCCCTCGCTTGTCACCAAGCGTATCCGCAACTGACGATACAAAGTCAGTGGTAATGGATGCAAACAACAACCCGCTGGCTATCTCCGTCCCAGACTCACCCGAGTATCATGGCGTTTCCCCAACAGACCCCAGAGGGTTTGGCAATCCTAAGTTCTCAGAGTTAACACGCTTTGCTGAGGACAGAGATCAAACCGTTAGAGGCGTCCCAATATCGCCAGATGATCCAATGATTCCCGAAACCCTGTTCCACGTCTCAGTGAACGCACCAGCGGTGCGCAGAGAAGGAACATTGAGAGCTCGTGGATCGGGAGGCTTAGGTGGAGACTCAAGAGACGCTATCGTGTCAATGACAGTTTCACAAGATACAGCCGCTCAGCTGGAATCGGATATGAAGCTTATGACTCAAATATCACGGCAGGTTGACAACCCAGATGAGTTTGTTAGGCTCGCAAAGACAGACATGCAGAAGTACGGTGCGGACATGACAGCCGAACAAGAAGATAGACTCAGATCGGCTATTGAAGCTGATCCTTCTGGAGCATATAGAGCCTATTTCGTAATGCGCTCGTCGGTCGGCTCAAAGCCTAAAGATCCCATGTTTACCGACAATGCTACTGAAAGATTTGCCGAGATTGATCCTGATTCAATCGGAATAGTAAACGTACCAAAGTCTAGTCTTAAGACTGGAGCTATGGTCACAAACTTTGACGTTGGCTCTGGTTCACTTGATGAAATAAGGATTTACGGAGACGTAAATACTGCTTCAGTTGAAGGTATCGACGCTACTGATCTAGCGCCAGTAGATACAGACTCTTCAGATTTGACAGATCTAGCCAAGCAAATTATAAAAATGGACCAAGCGGTCAATGACCCATCTCTAGATATTCCCCTCATGGCTGACGAAGAGTACGTTTCTTTAGCTCAACGGGTTCGCCAAAGAGCGCGAGATATGCGAAGCAGAAACAGCAGAATTCGTGGTGCTCTCCTAAGTGACAGCAAGCTAAGCAGTTATGAAAGGTCTCTTACCAAGGACGGCAAGGCTCAGGTGGCTTCAACCGTTGCAGCGGGTAGAAAAATTAAAGAAAAAGTCGGAGGAAGAGCCGCAAGAATAGTTGCAGCTTCCCCTTGGCGTGATCCGAAAAACCACGAAAGAGCAAGAGTTTTAAGACTTAACATTGAAGAAGCCGCTAGAGCAGAAAGAGTTCAAATATATCAAGAGGAGTTAAACAAAATACTTGGTTTCATCTGGAGAGACATAGATGACCCCGCTGCGGTGGCAGAAAAAGAATATTTAATTAATAACTTTAACTCAATGGGAATCACTCAGGTAAACGGATATTTGAGGCACAGTGATTTTAAAACTTCAAATCCACAGTTCATAATCGACTACAGAAAGAACTTAGAACAAGACATTGAAGCCTTAATCCAAAACTACATAGATAGCGAAACCTACAGACCTGAAGCAACACAAAATATAGCGAATTCATTGAGAACGATAATGGACCGTGCCATACAGCACAATTATGATACCTTCGTTACACGCACAACTAGAGAGGGCGCCGCAATAGCAGAATTGCGAGATTTTAACGAAAGTTTAGGTGGGGGATACAACGCAACAATTGCTAGAGCAAGAAGGCAAGCAGTAACAGAAATAGTGAGGGAGATTGATCCCACATTTGGAACTGGCGAATTTGCTTTTGTCGACACATCACTACTCAGCGATGTAATTGGTGAAGAAGAAACACGCAAACTTCTAAAAGAAGTTCAAGAGTCCATACCTAAAGAGTGGGTAGATATAGTAAATGCGCGAGGACTGAGCTTGGGTGCGGGCAAGCGAGGGTACTATAGCGAAACCCAAAGGTATATCCAAATTTCTGAGCGATACGCAAATTCCCCAATTGAAGGGTATCTCCAAGTTCTAATACACGAGATAGGCCACGCTGTATCCGAAAACAGGTCACAAAAAGATGTCACGAAGGAATTCCCCGCAATCAAGGAAAGACAGGAAATGGCTTTCGCCTACATAGCCAGCGAGCACGAGAGACTCAAGGAACTCAATGGAGGAAAGTTTGAAACTTCAAAACTTGCAGATCTTTTTGGCGGGTCAAGATACGATGACGGCGAAATTACAGCAATACCAGCCGCATTAAACCCATCACACCTAGAGTCTTATTTACTTAAGACCTACCCGAGCGCTATGCCAGTTCCAGCAGACCGCAGACCAAACGGGAGCCAAGAGGTTGTCTCAATGCTTGCGGAGTATGTTTTTGGCGGAAACTTTACTGCTTTAGATTCGTCAGAATATAGCAACCCAGATGTTTTAAGCTTTGCTTTAGGTTTCCTAACGCTCCTTGGATCATCGGGAGTTGATCTTGATTCTCAGTAGAAAAAGGTATAAATTAGTATCATGAGCAAAAATGTCACATGGACAGTTGGTGTAGCAGGCAACGAAGATCTTTTCTCAAACGAGAAACGAAAGCTCACAAGAGAGCAGCTACAGGAGTCTTTGAAGAGAAATGGGTATTTCCGTATGCGCGGAGGATACCTGCCCCTATCCTTGTACGGGGGGTTAGATTACGATTCCACCAACCCGGTTCATCAATACTTTGCTTCAATTCATTACATAGTAAACGTATTGCACGGCACGCCGGTAATGGGCAAAAACAACACTCCACACCAGAAGATGGTTGAACTCATAACAGAAGAACTTGGTGAAGTTCCCGAGGATGCTTTGGTGGACTGATGGAATTCAACTGGAAATTCTTAGATAAAAATGATCAGCTCATGCTAGGCATGACTAAGCATTTACGGGGGAGGCTATCCAACGAGTTCAACACTTGGCTGAGAGGACTTCCTGAAACGGTTGACGTTACGACCATGGGCCCAAGGATCACCACCGCCAGCAAGGAACCCGTAGATATGTACTACTTGGCTGACTTTTACCTGAGGACAATACGCAAAACACGAGCCCCCAAGGTCGAAATGTCGGAAGATATCAGAAAGTCTGTAACGGGAAGAAGAATTAAAGGCTATATATACTGATTACACAGGCCGAAGTTACAGGAGTATCGTGAATTGTCGTGGTAATATATACCTGAAGGCATATGCACGTCTACCGCGAAAGCGGATGTCAATAATTATTGAAAAACAAGGAATTGGAGGCTAGAAAATGCCCGGAGTTAACATCACCACATCGGTTAGAACTGGTCCAGTAGGCGCCGGAGATATCGTTGCTGGTCAGTTTTTCGTTGTAGGTGAGACAGAGCGTGGACCAGTAGACGGCCCAACTCTACTTCGCAGCTTCGCTGATTATGTCACTTACTACGGCGACTACCAGAGCGAGAACCTCTACGCACACGTTAAGACCTACTTTGACGAGGGCGGCACCCGCTGCTACGTTCAGCGTGTAGCTGGCGTAGGAGCCAGCGCTGGATCACTCACACTTCTTGATGCCGCTGACGCTGCGTCAATGGTCATGACCGCCAAGACCGCCGGTGCGTGGTCCGAGAACCTCAAGGTTGAGGTTGTTGACGGCGACAATGCTGGCTACCGAGTCAAGTTCTACCTCAACGACGCTTTGATTTACACCTCTCGCGACCTAGCGAGCATTGCGGACGGAGTAGCAACCCTTAACGCTTCTTCCGTAAACCACCTAGTTGAAGTAGCAAGCGCAAACGCTTCAAATGACTACCCAGCCAATCTGGTCCCCACGCCAATCAGTGGTGGAGCAGACGGGCCTACGGTTACAACTGACCAGATTGTTGACGCATTGGACCTCTTTACGGCGAATCTCAACAGCGGTGCTGTTGCTGCCCCGGGTCGCAGTGGATCAACGGTATGGAACGGTCTTCGGGATCACGCCGCCGCAAACAACAGAGTTGCTCTCTGTGGCTTTGCTTCAGGCGCCTCACAAGCAACCGTAAAGGCTGAGGCTGCTGATTATGCCGCCGATGCATCAGCAAATCACATGGCGTTCTACTACCCACACGTAAAGGTAGACTCACCATCAGTTGACGAGCTGGCCGCTGGCACCTCAGCAATCACGAGCTCAACCCTAACTATTTCGCCAGAAGCTTACGTAGCAGCCGCCCGCACAAAGGCAGTGCAGGCCGCTGGTGGTCCATGGCGGGCAGGCGCTGGAGCAATCTCTTCAGCCGCTACCCTCCGTGGCCTAGAGGTTGACCTTACGCCAGCTCAGGCAAACCTCCTTGATGCCGCAAGAGTTAACGCCATCAAGACAGTAAGTGGTCAAATCAGAGTGTACGGCGCTCGCTCAGCCTCAAATGACGAGGCCAACTGGCGCTTTATCACCCTGAGAGACACTCTCAACTACATCGTATACGGCGTCGAAGAGCGCATGGAGCAGTTTGTCTTTGAGACAATTGACGGCAGGGGCAACCTGTTCGGCAACATGCGAGCCTCCATCAAGGCCTTCCTTGAGCCAATTCGCCTTGCCGGTGGTCTCTACGAGGCCTACGATGAGGATGGCAAGCTGGTCGATCCCGGTTTCAGCGTTGTGGTAGATAGCACCAACAACCCCACCACTCAGCTGGCCACCGGCTTGGTTAAGGCTCAGGTCGGCGTCCGCGTCTCAAGCGTTGCTGATCAAATTCAGATCACCATCGCCAAGAGCAACCTTACCGCACCAGTCATCTGATAGGAGATAAATAAATGGCAAAGGCAACACAGAGGCAAATTGTAGCTTCGATCACACCACGAAATGACCCCGGTCATTCGCCCGGTCCAGAGTTCGGAGTAAACAAGTACTTCGCTACCGTCAGCGGTGGCGAGATCAGCGCAGCAGTAGAGAAGGTATACGATGGCGGCGACCGCTTCCCTCAGGTACTTTGCGCTCCTGCTGAGATTGGTGACATCACTGTAACGAAGATGTATGACCCAGATGAGGACGGCCCCCGCCTTTCTCAGCTCCGTCAGCTCGTAGGCCAGACGTACTACGATGTTTACATCTTCACATTGGACTGTGATCTCCGTGTACCCGGTGAAGAGCGCGTTTATTCAAAGGCGCTCCTCGTCGGCCTCACTGAGCCTGATGGCGATGCCTCTTCTGGAACGCCTTCGCAGTTCTCGCTTACCTTCTCGGTAAGCACTGTAGCCTGATATCTCCGCCTCCACACCGCAACGGCCCGCCTTTATGGCGGGTCGTTGTGCTTTTCTAAAGCTGCTTGACAAGCGCAGTTTGTTGGATTAGGATATTCTCATGGATACTAACGACGACATTATCAACATCCCGTCCGCACAGGGCGCTACACCGAAGTCTTCAGCACAGGCTTCGTCTAAGAACATTTCCGTACTTGATAAGCTCAAGGCAGAAATTGAGAAGGAAGTAACTCGGCCAGAGGTTGAGATCAGCGTTCCGGAGCGTACTGGCGTCACTGTAAAGTTTTCGCCAAACATCACTACCGAGCAGCTCAAGTCTTGGCGCAGAAACGCAACAAATCGCAAGACTGACGAACTTGACTCTACTAAGTTCTCATGTTATGTGGTTGGTCAGACAGTAACCGGTATTTACTTTGACGGTGAAATCGTAACAGACGACAACGATATTCCCATTACCTTCGCATCTCCAGCAATTTTGGAGATGACCAATACCACAAAGCCGCTTCCTGACGCAATCCGCGCCTTTTATGGGATTGACCCCCACCTTGAGGCAGTTGCCCTGAAGATTCTGGACTTCGCTGGGTACGGCGACGACATTGACGCCGAGGACCCTACGAAGGGTTGGTAGAAAGGCTGTCGCACGATCCACGGATCATTAGTGCGGCCCGACTTGGGGAAGCCTTCCATACTGACCCAATACAAATTCTGAACTGTACAGACGATGAGTGGATCCTGAGAATGGCCGCTGCTCACGCTCTGTCCAGAGATCAGAAAGAGGCCGAAAGAAAGGCCAAGGCTCAAAGAGGTGGATGATTCCACCTCTTTTTGCTGTAAAATACCATGTAGAGCCTTAGGTCTTGATTGGAGTCGTGCGTGGCTAGGGAAAACTTAGATCTTGATATTGACGTAAATGGCGTAGCTACGAGCATCGCTCAGATTCAAGCCCTACGCACAAGCCTAAACGCTATATCCACAAATGCCATGCAGCTCTCTGAGCGGCTTGGTTCCATTACAGAAAATAGCGACAAATTAGATAATTCTGTAAATAAGAATAGCAGAACTTTAACAAAGCTAAATCGCTCTCTTAGGAGATTTCAGGGCGTCCTAAAGAGTGTAACTGGCCCAGTTATGAAGTTTGTTAAAGCTTTGGGCAAGTTTGGATTTATTGCTTTAGCGGGAGAAATTGCTTTATTTACCACAGGATTAGTGGCAGTAAAGCTTGCTTTAATAACAGGACGAGCAGCAGCTAGTTTATATAGCGTCGCACTAAAGGGCGTTGCTGTCGCCGCAGCATCTGTTGCCACTGCCGTGGCAACCGCAGCAGCAGCCCTACGTCAATTTAACGAAGTCAGCCTATCACCATACTTGGGTGGTGGACTTGCCGGAAGGCGGGCCGCAGCGAGAGGAACAAGAGGCCTTTCCCCATCCCTGTCGGGCCTATTGGGCGGCGAGGGCACCACGGGGGTTACCTCTTCCTTGATAAGGTCTGGAGTTGCTCCACAAAATATCAATAGAATTGCTGGCACGTTATTTGCCTTAAGTGGTGGAGACGTAACTGCTACAGTTGGCTTGGCTGGAGCAATAAATAAGGATGACTTTAAGGCAACCAAGAAAGCTATAGAAGGTGCCTCGGGGTTCAAAGAAGGATCTCTGGCTGGAGTCACAACTGTAGAAGGACTACTTGCCGCGCTTCAGGGAAATACTGTAGTTAAAGAGTCATTCCAGAACATTGGGCAAGAGCTTGCCAATACATTCATAGGAACTCTCAAAACAGAGTTTTCTACACTTAAGACATTTTTTGCTGACATAGGTGATCCGCTCCTAGAGCCTTTCCGCCAGTCGTTCATGCAGGTATCGAAGATAATCAAAGAAGACATGCTGTCGATTGCTGGAGTCATACAGCAAGCTGGCGCAGAGTCATTCGCCCCCACGCTAGTTTCAATTGTTGACTCAATTAGCGAATTCTTCAGATCTAACATAGTAGAGAACATAGAAAGCTTAGACACCTTTGCAGACAGCATTATAGACTTCTTTAGAGGTGTTAGAGAGTTCTTTGCCGACATAGGTGATGTTCTCAGGAGGTTTGAGCCAGCCGCAAATGTAGTCATTGATATGTTTAGGGCCATGGGTGATGCTGCTGGCGGTAGAGGACTATTTGCTGGCTTTAGCGATTTGGTTGTCGCTAATAAAGATGCATTTATTCAGTTTGGTACATCAATTGGCAATGTAATTGGAGCTATATTTGATTTGTTCAAGTCTGGAAACAGCGCGTTCTTTAATCGACTTGATTCAATATCCAAAACCTTTGATTCCATAGCGACAAACTTTATTCCAATGATTGGCAAGCTACTTGATTCCTTCACACCGCTATTTGAAGCTCTTCCGGGAATAATAGCTGACTTGTCAAAAGCATTTACTCAGTTTGCTCCCGTCCTTAAGGGGTTCATGACAATACTCGCTGCATTTGCTACAGCAATAGCTAAAATTGCCTCAGTGTTGGGCGGTCCATTGCTAACAGCAGTTTTTGCTTTATCTGCATTAACCAAGGTTTTAATAATGTCAGTCGGGGCAATGAAGGCATATCAAGGTTTTGCAGGTTCTTTGGGCAAATTTCCCGGTGTAAATGCTCAGAATTTAACTAGGGCCGCAGGTGCTGGCCTCATAGGGTACGGAATTGTTGATGCACTAGCGATACAGTCCGGAGGAGGTTTAGGTGCAGGACTTTCAGCGGCTGCTGGAACATACATGTTGTCCAAGAATTTGCGTTACGCCGGTGGAGCTGGTGGTGCCGCTGCTCTTGTGGGGGGCGCAATAAGCGCACAACAAAACGGAATTGGTGTTGGAAATACTATTTCAACAGTCGGAGGCGGGGCACTTTTGGGCGGAAGCGCACTTGCTGGATTTGGTGGAATGAGTGCGTTGGCCGCAACAGGAATCGGTGCAGTAGTTGGCGGTCTTATCCTAACAGGCATGACTATATGGAACGTCAGAAACAAAGATCACGCTGCTAACGTAATGGCCGATGGTCTTGAAATGTACTTTGAAGAGTTCGCAGAAGCCGGAAAAATGACTGCAGAAAAATTCTTTGAAGGATACAATCTTCAAAAAGATATGCAAACCGCCATGGCCGCTGGCGCTGACACAAAGGAGTTCCAGAAGTTTATTGATACCTACAGTGGTATGCTTAGCGACCTAATCGGTAAAGACATAAATGACATGGACCAAGAGAGACTTGAGGCATTAATCCGCGAGCGAGGCATTGAAGCGGAGGCCATTGAAGCTGTCACCAGCGCATCAAGAATCTACCACGACAACTTAATGATACTAGAGAACGCTACCGGAAAAACAGGGGAAGAGCTTCTTCGTTTCGCTGATGCAATAGGTGTAGATCTGTGGAACGCCATGAGTAACGCTGTAAACATGACAGTAATGCTCACAGCTGATCTAAACCGCATAGACAGAACAATGGGCATACTGCCCGACATAGAGTCAACCTCACTCTTTAGGACGGAATCTGCGGCTTCAACCAATGCCGCCCTAAACGAGATGATGAACGCTGACTCACTTACTTCAGATATGGTGAGCGCGTTTGTAACTCAGGCAACTAATTTAGAAATAATGCGTGGTGCCGATCCAATTGCCGCTGCATTTGGTCCAATATCTGAGCTACTTAGACTAGGAGCACGCGAAGGCAGAGAAGACGTATCTCGTGTCGGCAGAGACCTGTTGAGAAGCCAGATAGACAGTATTGTTGAGGCGTCAGGTGGAGCATTAAGCGCAGATGAGCTAACATCGGCCTATGAGCAAAAAGCGTTTGAAAACGAACTCGGTCAAAGAATTAGGACAATTACCGGAGGCGAGGCAGTACAGGGTCGGATACGAGCAATGGATCAAATTGAATCAGCCTTGGCTTATAGCTCCTCCATGGACCCACGAGAGCGTATCAACATTCTGAGGGCACGCTATGGATCAAGCATGACTGCAGAAGAGCGGCTTACGCTTGGTGGCATAGAGCGAGGAGCATTTGCTGGTGTAGACGAAGCTGTATTAAATAAGGAAATTTCAACGCTTCTTGCAGAGTCTCAAAGCATCAACCTTGGCCAAGAGCAGCTTGCCGCAGACCAGCTCGTTGAGCTAAGAAGAATTGCTGAGAACACCAAGCAGGCTACTACAATTATGATAAATGGTGAAGAAATACCAGTTGGGGAAAGAACAAGCACGGTACTTCCAAATAGCAACGGCGTTACCGTAACAACTCAGTCCACAACAGGTGGAACAACTCAAGGTGGAGCTCCATAATGGCAAGAGTAAAGACATCAGTCAGAACCTCATCTGGAAGAAGTAAAAGCATTGGCCCCTTCCGCTCGGTTGGGGACAGCGCACAAGCCATTCTAAAGACACTATCACTACCGTCTCAAGATCAGGTAGTGGTTAGATTTCCCTTTGCTCCGAAACAGTTAACATTTGATAATGTCACGGTAAAGACTGTTGAGCTTCGTAGACCAAATCAAAAACCATTGTTAGCTATAGAAAATCCACAATTAAGAACTTGTACTTTCAATGTGGTAATCGCTGACAAGCAGAGTGGTGGAGCTTTGTCTGCTCCAGTTATAAGTGTCATGGAGGGGTTAGAAAGCATGGCAGCGAACGGGTACGATTGTAAGTTCGCTTACGGTCTACTTGCCCTATCATACAGCGTAAAAATAACACGTTTGACCTTTGAGACAAAGCAGCTAAACTCCGATGGAGAACCAATACGTGTAGAAGCACAAATTCAGCTAACGGAATCACCAACCTACAACCCAGAGCTGGTTGCCTTAGATGTTGTATACCATACGCCAGACATTGCACCGACAATCCCGTCTCAGCCCGCACCCGAGCCAGTTGAGGATGACCCGGAGCGAGAGTATGAAGGCGACTTCGGTATTGGTTTACGACTTCCCGCCAATGTCGATCTATCTGGGTTGGGAACCCAAGATGAAATAAACGCGGCTCTTGAAGAGTGGAATGTTCAAAAAATTCTCTCCTCTGCTGGATTTGATACAAGCACCACTTTACCTATAAGCTAAGGCTATGGCGAATTTAATTACAATAGACTCACTTACCGTTGGTGAGATTGGTGAGCGAAACGTAGAAATACGAGATTCCGTCACTAATTTGAACTACGAAGTTTCTGCGTCGCTAGTAAGCGAAATTACGTTTGTCGTACACGATCCAGAGTTTCGGATGAACAATAATAATTACTTCATGATTGGTCGCCGGGTGGTATTCAATGGTATTGAGTTTGAAATAGCTGCCGTAAAGTTAAACCACGGTCCCACAGACAGAACTGATGTTACCGCAAGATCACGCCCCATGCAAAGAATGCGAAGAGAGAAAGGAAGCGCAAATTTTGGCGCAATATCTCCAACGGCCTTCGCTTCAACCACGGCAGAAAGATTTGGAATGAACTTCTTTGGGCAACAGAGCCCCATCGATGGAAACATACAGAGAGTACAAGATGAGAATAATGATGAGTCTACATTTGATGTACTTTCTAGACTTGCCAGTGATTTAAAGTTTAGATTTTTTGAAGCCCGCAACACGTTGTTCTTTGCTACTGAGGAATTCATTGTAAATAGTCAACCGGCATTAGAAGTCAACGTGCCCTCTGAAACAACAGACACATTATACGCATCAGACTTAAAGCTAAGAAAATCTGTAGATGCTGACACTGCAGCTACATTCCAAGCATCCTTTCTAAAGACTGATACTACAACACAGCTCTTTCCGGGAATGTCTGTAAGGTTCAACAATGTAAATGGGTTTGATGGTGTTTTCATGATAGACCGAGTTGGTTTTGATTTATTCCCCAACACATTTGTCACTGTCGCTGGCACCGACGTAGTAGACCAAGAAGAAATTGCTTGCTCTAGAAACACTTTTGCTATAGGAAGTTCAGGAGAGTGTGTCAAGCGCATCCAAATGGCTGTCGGCGCAAAGGTAGATGGAATATTTGGCCGCAGAACAGAAGCCGCAGTTCGGGATCTACAGCTGCAGTATGCTCTACCGGCCACGGGCGTGGTTGATGCAGCGACATGGGAGAGGATAATCGGACTATGAGATCAGGATATAATTCCTCCTACACCTCTGGCGTTAGCGTAACAGGCGCTTGGGCAGCTAAAGTTGTATCTGTTGACAATGATAAGCACTTATCTGTAAAGATACCTCGCCTAGGTGGTGAAAACGTCTACACTGAAGTTTATTATTCAGGCATTACCCCATCTGCCGGAGACGAGATTTGGGTTACCCCCATTGAGGGCAAGCCGGGAAAGCTTCTGGCAATAACTGGATCGCCTGACATATCAGGAATAGAGGGTGACGTAGCGCAACTACAGATCGACACAGCACAGTTACAGATCGACCTTGGTGAGACATCTGATTCGGTTGATGCCATAGACGTTAGATTAACTACAGTCGAAGAAACTACTATACCGGCATTAGATACCAGAATAACCGCACTGGAAGAAGACGCACCAGAGTGGAAGTACAAGACAACCACGTCATTTGCCATATCAGGCGATGATAACGCTGACATAATAGAAACCTACGACAGTGCAACAGAAACAGTAATTTCAATTCCTCAGGATAACGGATCAAACTTTACTGAAAATATTCAAGTCGCAGTGATACGTGGTGGCGATGGAAACGTAACCTTCAATCCAGATTCTGGAGTTACCTTAAATTCACCAAACAGCAATCTTTCAATTAAAGACAAATATGGCAAAGTTGATCTTTTCAGAAAAGCTAAGGACGTATGGTATCTTTCTGGAGACTTAACAGATTTGACTGCTTGGGAAATAGTTGGATCTCCAATAACATCTCCAGCGTTTCTGAGTATCCCGACTGCTGTCGATATGTCTTCCGATGGAACAATAATCGCAGTAGCTGAAAGAAATGTTTCACAACCATCGGGTTCGCGTGGGCAAGTAAGAGTGTTTGAGGAAACTTATGGATTTTGGTCACAACGTGGTAGCACAATAACGTCTGCAACCACATACGCATTTCCAACATTTGGGTGGCAAATAGCAATGAGTTCAGATGGATCCAAAATAGTAGTTTCCGCTCCAGACCAGACCCCATACGGTGAAATAACTACTTACACATGGAACGGTTCTGACTACGCACTAAGTCACACGTTGAGCAATCCCTCAACACGAGTAAATGTTTTTGGCAACGCTTTTGATATGACGAGCGATGGAAACTGGATGGTTGTGGCTTCGCAATCAAGATCTACAGACACGACTGTTGCCGGGGAGGTGTTTCTGTATCAATGGTCTTCTGGGTCTTGGTCTTTATTTGATACTATTTCTGTAAGCACACAGACCACCTATACGTCAGCATATACCGGCTTTGGTTTTTCTGTCGCCATATCTGACGATGGGGAAGTTATTGCTGTTGGTGAGCCTTTGGCAGAATGGACACCAGCTAACACCTTTTTATCATACATTCTTACCGGTAAAGTAAATATATACGAAAGACTTAGCTTGTCTCTAAACCTAAGAGATGAGATTTACTACGATACGGAAGACGCTAGAGCTGGCTTTGACTGTGATTTATCGTCTGATGGAAGCATTCTTGTCGTTGGCTCTTTGAATGAAAGAGCATCGACAGAGCCCGGAAGTGTTAGAGTCTTTGAATATGACGCCGTTGCCGGTGCTTGGTATAAACTTGGCCCCGATCTTAGCGGCGCTGAAGAGGGTGACCACTTTGGTTATTCTGTGACACTAAACTCAGATGGGACGACAATTGTTGTAGGTAGCCCATATTCTGATTACACATATGTTGATAGCGGAGCAATATACGTTTACGACTGGAACGCTGAAAAATTTACGTGGGAGCAGCGAGGAAAGACTATAGTTGCACAAACTCCGCCAGTAGAGGAGGACATGTTTGGTTTCGATGTTGCCGCAGACAGCAATGGCGATAGAGTCATCGGGTGCGCACTACTTGGTGAGTCAGGAACAGGAGTAAACTACGGATCAACTGAAGTGTGGGAATGGCCAACGGGAGACTCCGGTGGAGGTATAGGCTTCCCGTAGGGTTGACATTCGACAAATAGGCGCTACAATATAAAGACATGTTACAAAATCATTACAGTGGAGGTACACATGTCAGAGAATAGCAGATTGATGTCGCTTGTTGTGGCGGCTGTTATGTTAATTCCAATTTCAGTAATCGCTGATCACGTGCAAGCATCAGAAAAAGTTGTTTCGCATAATTTTTTCTACTCACAGAGTAGAAGCGATCATCCCATTTCTACAGTTCAGACCTACACAGTACCGCCGCCGTTGCCGGTAAGTTCTACAGAAATAAAGCCACCGACTTCGTGGGGAGATGAGCGGCGGGAGCCTACTCCAGCAACAACAACGACTCTCCCGCCCTATCGCAGAAGCGCTCAAGATTGGCGTTGCGACGAATGGATGGATCTGGCACGGATGGTAGGATGGCCAGAAGATCAGCTTCCCAAGCTATCATATGCTATCTACCGAGAGAGCCGTTGCCGTCCAGATCAGCATAACCCAGATGATCCAATGGGTGGATCAAATGGATTGACTCAGATAAATCAGTTCTGGTGCAAGCCTACCCAATATTGGCCGGGTGGCTGGCTACAGGCACAAGGCGTCTTATCGCATTGCGATGAGTTGTACATTCCAGAAGTATCCCTAAAAGCATCTCTGGCTATTTGGGAAAATTCTGGATGGTCGCCTTGGAATTTGTAATATACTAATATCAGGTAACCAACCCCGAAAGGATTGAAATGGCCAAGAGACCATACACAGGATTTGACACTATTGCTCCCGGAAAGCGCGGAGGAATGGAAACGCTCATTGACCTCCTTGAAGCACACTTTGGGCTATGGAACAACGGAAGCTTTGGCGTAAGAAAAAAGAGAGGTAAAAGTTCCTACTCTGTTCACGCAACTGGTCGTGCCGCTGACCTATCTTGGCGCGGCGCACCGTACCGAGGGCCCGGCAACTACGAGGCGGCTGTCCGATTAATGGACTTCCTTGTTGCGAATGCTGATGCTCTCCACATTGAGGCAGTGTTTGACTACTATCCCGGACCACATGGTCGTGGTTACAAGTGCGACCGTGACGCATGGCAGGTATACTCCAAGCCCGCATTCAGTGGCGCTCCCGGAGGAGATTGGGTACACTTTGAGATTTCAAACGCCAAGGCAGACGATCCACAGTATTACATCGATAAGATGAAGGAACTTCTAGGCGACCCTCCAGTAGCCGTAAAGCCTTCAGCTGCCGCTCCCCCTCCCCCCGCTCCACCCAACAAGAAGCCATGGCTGACCAAGGGCTCAAAGGGCGACGAGGTAAAGGAAATGCAGCGCATTGTTGGCGCCGAGCCAGCAGACGGCGACTTTGGTCCGAAGACTGAGCAGGCTGTTCGTGAATGGCAAGCCACCCACGATCAGCACGTTGATGGAATCTGGGGACCCGGATCAGCAGGTCACGCCAAGTCAGACTGCGATCACGAGAAGAACCCACCAGCGGAAGCGTTTAATCCAGACACGGCAGAGACCGAAGACGCTCCGAAGTACCCCGGGACACCCCTCAAGAAGGGCTCAAAGGGCGATCTGGTCAAGCTGGTTCAGAAGAAGGTTAACACCAAGCAAGACGGTGACTTCGGGGCCAAGACTGAGTACGCAGTAAAACTGTGGCAGAAGTCTAACGGTAGACTTGCCGATGGTATTGTCGGCCCCAAGACTTGGGAGGCAATGTTCGGATCATGAAAGAAAAAATTATGTACGTTCTCTCCTTAGGGGTCATGGCGGCAATTCTTTTTGCCATTGTCGGTGATTACGTTGTCGCCGGAATTGAAACTCGGGTTACTGGTGAGCCTGTAGATGTTTCTTCTGACGTTATGACTCTAGTTCAGACTGCGCTAGGTGGTGTCATTGGCATCATTGGCGGTTACTTTGGGGCCAAAGGATCCAAGGACGACTGAGTGCTTGACGAGCGTCAGCACACGCCTTAGACTATTTACATGGAATCAAAAACGGTTAGCAACTCCGTGGTGCCATTGCCCGGGCCGTCGGCTTACGAGCCGATTGCTCGGGCTTTGACATTGCTTGTAGCGAAGGGCGGAACATTCTCAACAGCTGAGAGGTGGGCTCACGACGCTTTGCGCCCCTTCGTTAATAACAAATCAGTGTATCTAAAAGGCGAAACTTTCTCTATAGGAGAAAACTTTGAGAATACGCTTCTTGGTTTAGTTGAGCTAAACAGCATGTTTATTGAGATACTAAAGGAGTATCGGGCTTGGCTGGCCACACAACGAGAAGCTTTCAATGTTAAGGATTCGCAGGTTGTTGAGGGCGTTTCGCACTTCAACTCAGTAGACCAGCAAATTCTTTACCTTGCCCACAGGATTGCTGAACTATCTGGAGAAATGCAGGCGATACAAGAAGTGGCATCGCATATGTCATTCATGGTGAACGATCTTGAATATCGTCTAGCCTCCCTAGAGAGTCAGGTGCACGGTGAGGATACTAACAGCTAACGCTAGAGTTTTGTTAGCCGTTATCGAAAATCCCGACAAGACACAAAGGGAAATAGGTGAGCTCCTCAACATGCGCTATCAGCATGTGTGGAGATCACTAGACGCTTTAGTTAAACTGGGAATACTAGATAAAGAAAGAGTGCAAAGGAGAACAAAGTTCTCAATAGGGAAGGAATTTCATAAGTTAGAAGATATCCAGAGATTAATGGCTTGCATTAAGTCACAGGATGAACTATAGTAGGAAACAATTATGGCAAAAGTACTGTATTACGACATTGAGACGGCTCCAAACCTAAGTTATGTTTGGGGACACTACGAGCAAGACGTTATTGATCACAACAGAGAGTGGTATCTCCTGTGTATCTCTTACCGGTGGGAGGGAGACAAGACGACAAAAGTATGTGCCCTGACCGACTTCCCCGATACTTACAAGAAGGACCCAGAGAACGACATCCATGTCGCTCAGAAGCTGTGGGAGCTCCTAGACGAGGCTGATATCGTTATCGCCCACAATGGAGACAAGTTTGACATGCGCAAGGCAAACGCACGATTTGCCTACCATCAGCTTGGCCCAGTTTCTCCAGTAAAGTCAATTGACACGCTGAAGATTGCAAAGCGATACTTCATGTTCAACAGCAATAGACTCAATGACCTTGGAAAGCACTTGGGCATTGGAACCAAGGAAGACACCAATGGATTCAAGACTTGGGCTGGATGTATGCGAGGCGACGCCAAGGCATGGAAGACGATGGTGAGGTACGCAAAGAAGGACGTTGACCTACTCAGAGAGATTTACTTGCGTCTTCGCCCATGGATGACTAATCACCCAAATCTCAATGTGTACGATGGTGGCGATGGATGCCCAACATGCGGCTCACACAATATGCAGAGGCGCGGACAGCGTTATACGCAGGTTGCCGTGTATCAGCAGTGGCAGTGCAACGATTGCCGGAGTTGGTCACGGACTCGCTTGGCTGATTCCACGCAGGATAAGCCAAACATCGTTCCCTGATATGAGCAATAAGGAAATGTCAGACTACCTATATGGGAAAGATCCTGACAGATTACTACTCAGCGAAAACTCTGTGTGGTACGCCTTTTACGATAATCACAAGTCAATACTGACTAATGTTAGCGGAGATATAGCTTGCTATACTTACGACAACAAAACAGATTATCGGGAAATCCGCAGCTACATTGCATCCACTTATCCGGGCGAGATGCAGAAGTACGCCGCTGATACCTACTGATGTTGCGCAACGGGAAAGAACCCGTTATACTGGAAGCATGACTGGTTACAACGATACATCCCTTACCCTGTTTGATGACTGGATGCACGAAAACGTGTACGCCCCAGAAAGCAAAATTGGCGACGTAGTGCTAGTCCGTAGCGACAATCAGTTTTCAGACTTCATGGATTGGCTGAAGGAACGCCGTAGGCCAATAGCATACGACATTGAGGCTACAGGACTAAACATCTACTCCCCTGAGTGGGAAATCAAGAGCATTCAGTGGGGCGATCAGGATAAGGCCTTTGTCTTCATTTGGAAAGAGCCGTGGTTTCAGAAGTCCATCGACTTCATCATGAATGAGACGGATCACCGCCTACTGGCCCACAACGCATCCTTCGATGCGCTTGGGCTAGACAGACATAACCATGTCGTAGCCATGGAAATCCTGCGTCGCACGTTCGACACGAGAATCTTGGCTCACTTAGCAGACCCACGAAGTCGTGTTGAGGGCGGAGTGGGTCATGGACTAAAGAACCTCGCCGCTTATCATGTGGATAAGTCTGCTCCTGACTCAGACACAGCCCTCAAGAGTCTATTCAAGCAGAATGGGTGGAACAATCAGCAGGGATGGAAAAACATACCCGCTTCTCACCCAACCTTGGTTCAGTATGCCGGAATGGATGTCATCCTAACCGCCAGACTCTTCCCAAAGCTTAGGGACGAAATCAAGCGTCAAACCATGGACCATTTGGTTTCCTACGAGCACGAGTTGATGTACCTGACAGCAGACATGGAAAGACGCGGAATTCTTATCGACGTTGATTATGCCGAAAAGCTTAGCGAGCAAATGAAGCAAGAAGAGCAGAAGAACATCGACATTGTTAAGTCTTTTGGTGTAAGCAATCATAACTCCACTGCTGAGGTTTCAGCGGTGCTGCAGTCTATGGGCGTATCTCTCCTAGAGACTACCGAGACAGGTGCCACCAAGCTAGATAAGACCATTCTTATGGGTATAGCAGAATCAGGGGACGGCAAAGCCGCCACCCTTGCTTCTGCCGTAATTGCCGCCAAGAACAACGCAAAGTGGAGGGAAAGCTATGTTATGGCATCCCTAAAGAACATGGACTCTAACCAGCGGGTTCACCCGAAGATCAACAGCCTTCAGGCAAGGACCGGACGAATGTCTGTAAATGATCCTCCGCTGCAGCAGTTGCCGTCTGGTGGTGACGCTATTAGGCGAATGTTCTTAAGCGAAGAAGGTTGTAGAATGTCGTCCATTGACTTCTCTGGAGTTGAGCTAAAAGTCTTAGCTGCTTTATCTCAAGACCCAGTTATGTTGAAGGTCTT